GGGTGAGGTGCGGGACGCCGCCGAGGATCGCGCAGAGCGTCGTGATCGCGTCGATTCGCGAGCCGTAAGCTGTCCCGAGCGGCACAGCCCGGTCAAGTAGTGACTCCTGCACGGGCACGGGGCACAGTCGCCGCAGCTCCTGATACGCAGACGCCCCAGGAACAGGCGACTCGACGTTTTGGAAGTCATCGGCGCGCATCGACTCGAAGCGATCCGCGAGCTTCAGGTTCACTTCCCAGCTGGTGACGATCGACCGCGTGCCGTACACCTCGTGGTGCTCAGCGGAGTCGTACGCGCGCTGGATCGGATACCGGCCGAGGGGAATGTCCCACGACTGCTCACCGATGATAACCGTTCGCCAGATCGCTAGTTCCTGCCCGTAGGTGGCGAGCGGGGCAGTCATGGAGCGGGGCACGAGGGACCCTGACGAGCCCAGCGCGCGGACCGTGCCTTGCGCCTGGATCTCGCCGGACCCGTCGAACTTTATTGACCCGGACGTGTCGAGGCGCACGCCCGCGGCCGTTACCGCGCCGAGGTAGAAGGCGCTGCATCGCACGTCGCCGCGCTGGTTCGTCTTGAGGGCGCGGCGCACCTCCTCGCTGACTTGCAGCATCTAGGCCTCCCGGGGTGGGTTATCTATGGCGTCGAGCCAGTTCGCATACGCGGCGTTGAAAAGCGCCCACGTGGGGAAAGCGTCGATGTACGCCTGCCATGTGACGACGGGCACGATGATGTCGAAGTCGGTGCGGGTGACTTCGGCGCCTGAGAGGTCCCACCCGGTGAACAGCGACCCGTACTGCGCTTCCCATACCGAGCGGTTGGGCTGGCCGATCGCAACGTTCAAGAGTCGGGGGATCCGGTGCGGTGGCGCTGAGCGGACTAGGACGATGGTGCGCATCAGAATCCGGTCGAGCATCGCCGCGTCGGTGAGGCTCTCCGTGCTGCATCGCAGCGACACATCCTCGAGCAGGCCCATGGACCCCATCAGGGCGATGGTCGTGTCCCCGAGGTTGACGAGACGCATCTGCCGTGTGCGCGACAGTTTCGCGCCGAACTCAGCATCGGCATGCACGGGGACCTGTGAGAGCGGGTCCAGCGGGTCGCTGATCCACACCGTGAGCGGGTCCCCGTCGATGATCGTGTCCGCCGATTCCGTGAACCCCACGCTCACGCCGTCAGTGTCGAACTGCTCCGCCTTGTACGTGACCGGGACGCCGATCGGTGGGGCGTAGTCGACGATGGAGAACCCACCGACTGCGAATTCCTTGGTGGCGTTGCGCACTGGGATCGTGCCGTCCTCCGATATGGCAATGACGGTGACCTCGACGGCGGCCGTGTGCAGTGTGTCGAAGAAGATGTTCACGCGCGGCCCCGGGTCTCGGTCGCCGTGGGGGGTGAGGATCGGATAGGTGAAGAGCCGGTCCGATGCCGACGCGTTTGATGCGCCTACCCATTCCGATGACGCCGACGCTCCGTCGAACCACTCGATCACGCCCGGGGTTTGCGTGGCCGATGCCTTCGACGCCTGCAGGGTGTCGGCCGCACTCCACGCTGATCCGGCGGCGAGATCCACGGACGCCGCGATGCTTACCGTCGCGGCGTTCGGGGGAACTTCGCCGACGATGGCCCCGGCGAAGGTGATGCGCGTGACCACTCCGGCCGGCACGTACTTGTTTTCCCCGTACGTGGTGCTGATCGGTGTGCCATCCGCAGTCAGGAACGTCGCCACGAGCTTCATCACCTGATCGCGTGACGCCCGCACGTGGATTCCCAGCGAGACAGTATCGCCAGGGGTGACGGCCTGCAGGATCTTCGCGACGGCGCCCGGTGTGGACGCCGCCGTGAAGGTGAGCTGCACAAGGCCCGCAGTGTCGAACCCTGTCGTTGCCGCCGAAAAGTCAGCGGCGCCGTCTGCCTCTGCGCTCCACCCTGTGGAGTTGATGCGCAGGGACGGGTTCGTGATGATGTCGCGAATGCGAGGCATTAGATACCTTCCCTGTAGCCGGCTTTGCGGGTGTCTTCTTCTTCGTCGAGCACTGATGCGACGACGGCGCGCATGACGCCCTTGAGCCCGTTGCCGAGGTCGAGGGTGCCGGTGAGCTTCATGCCCGTCATGGATCGGCTGGAGGCCGTGGGCGCGCCGCCGGCCGACCCGTTCGCAAACGACTTTGCCCCACCGGATACCAGCTGATACCCGAACCGGTCAGCGATGTCAGCGAGGATCGCCGTAGAGCGCACTCGCTTGGACTGGGCCAGGGGGATGTACCCCTCACCTTCCGTCTCCGGTTCAGCCCACACGCGCATACTGCCTGCCTTCGCGATCTGGGCGACGTGGTTCTCTGACACGCTGCCGTTGGCGTGGTAGCTGACCACGGCGCCGTCTGCCTGCGTGATACCGCCGGACCCGCCGGGGCCCGTGGACACGTGCATGGACATCGTCGAGCCGATGCCGTTGATGAGGTCCTGAATCTTCTGCAACCGCTCTTGCGCTGCCTGTGTATCCGCGTACGCGGTGAAGTCGGCCTTGGTGGGGATGTGCAGGATCTTGTCGCTGAGGTCCTTCGCGGCTTGTCCAGTGATGCCGAGCGCGGCGATGCGGGCGTCGATCTGCCCTTTGCTGGCCTCGAGCGAAGCCTGGTAGTCCTCGTACGATCCGCCAGAGTCCACGATGGCCTGCCCGGCGCCGCCAGCAGCCGACGCGATGTCGTCGAGGGCGGACTGAAGGGTTGCTCCCTTCTCGGTCGTGATGTCGAGGTCCGTGCCCGCTTGATTGAGGTGGGCGCCGTTCTCCTTCAGTGCCGCGTCGAAGTCCCGGTACGACGATTCGAGGTTGCGGGCGGACTCCCGTGCGTCGAGGTTCTTCCCGTTGAGTGCATCGAGCTCGTTGGCGAGGTCGAGGACGGAAGTAGTAACCCCGTCGACGGCCTCGGTGACGGCCTCGTAAGCGGGCACAGCGTCATCGGCGGTTCCCGTCGACGACTCCATGGCGTCCTTGTGTTCCTGCCACGCACGCTTCGCCTCGGTGAGCTTGCCCTGCGTTCCGGTGATCGCCCCCTCGACTTCCTGAAACGACTTGCTGATAATGGCGCTGGAATTGCCGGACGACTCGACTTCGGCCTTATGCTCGGCGAGTTTCTCGTTGACGATCTTGAGAGCGTCGCCTTCGCCTAGGATTGCGTCCGTCATCGTGCCCAGGTCGATCCCGCTGAGCTTCGCAGCCTTCGCGACGCCCGACGACTCCAGCTCGTTGATGATGGCCTCGCGAGTGTTCTTCGTGAACGCGCCGGTGTTCTCGTCCAGGGATGCGGTGTACGAATCCATGGTCGCTTTGCTGTCGGCCTGCTTCTTCGCGAATGCGCCGAGCACGACGGCCGCAGCGGTGAGCACGATGCCGACAGCGCCGCCGGCGGCAGCGGTGCCCCGCATGGTGGTGTTCAGTGTGGTCAGTGCCGCACGGAATGCGACGATCTTCGGGACGGCCAGCAGGAACGTGCCGCCGAGGAGCAGAGCGGCGCCGGTAGCGATGCCGATGGTCTGTACTGTGCCCTGCACGCCCTCGTCGAGGGACCCGTACCAATCCGTGACGCCGATGAGGATCTGCACCATTTCGCGCAGAGTCCCATTGGCCTGGCCGCCGGTCTTGATGAGGATCGAGTCCATGGACCCGCCGAGCAGTTCGAGGTCTCCGAGGAGGTTGTTCGTCTTATCCGCGGCCTGCTTCGCGGCGAATCCCTGGTCGTCGACGTTGTCGGTCCACTCTTTGACGCCTTCCGCGCCTGACTTGTAGAGGATGCCGGCAGCGCTTGCCGCTTCCGCGCCGAAGATCGCGCCGAGGGCGGCGGATCGGGTTTCTTCGTCGAGGTCTCCGAGGCCGTTCTGCAGCTGCTCAGCCGCGCCCTGCATGCCGATAAAGTTGCCCTGCGCGTCGAACACCTCGATGCCGTACTTCTTCATCTCCTCGGCGCCCTTGGCGACCGGGGCGGTGAGGGAAGAGATCACGCTGCGCAGGCCGGTACCGGCCTTCTCGCCGAGCAGACCGTTCGCAGCCAGCAGTGCCAGCGTGCCCACGGTTTCCTCGAGCGGGATGTTGAGGCGGGCGAACGTGACACCGACGTACCCGAGGCCGAGAGAGAGGTCTTCGACCGAGCCTTGAGCCTTGCCAGCGCCGGCGGCGAGCAGGTCGGCGACGTGCCCGGCCTGGTCACCCTTGAGCCCGAAGACAGACAGAGTCGTGGCAGCAATTTCAGCGGCCCGCGCGACTTCGAGTTCACCCGCGGCTGCGAGTGCCAGGGATCCTTTCAGCCCGCCGCCGAGGATGTCGCTGACAGCGACGCCGGCCTTCGCAAGCTCGGTCTGTGCGTCTGCGGCTTCTTTCGCCGAGTAGATCGACGCGGCGCCCTGCTCGATCGCGGACTCTTTGAGGAGCTTCTGCTGCTCGATGTTCGCTTGCGTCGCGGCCACCGTCTTCGAGCTGGCCTCGTCGAACTTCGCGTACGTGCCCACGGTGAGCGCGGCCATCGTGAGAAGGGCCGCGCCGATGCCGACCGCAGCGACGCCGACAGTCTTGGCGGCATCCTCCGATTTCTTCTTGAGCTCTGCGACCTCGGCGGCGGTCTGCTTCACCTTGGGGGTGGCGGTGGCTGCCTCGTCGCCGAGCTTCTTCGTCGCCGTGCCCGCGCCCTCGACGGGTGCCTTGGCATCCTTGCTGGCCTTGCCGGTCTTGTCGACCTCGGTGCCGAGCGGTGCGACCTTCTTCGACGACGTTTCGGCGGACTTGCCGAGGTCGTCGATGGCCTTATCGGCGGCTTTCGCGTCCCGTTGGAATACCTCCGCTCCCATCATTTGGAGGGCGAAGCTGATTGCGCCTGCGTTGAACACCGGCCATCACCTCTTTCTGTAGCCAGGACGGCTCGGGGTCGTCGATGAGGCGGTGAATGGCGGACCGCACGAAATGCCATGTGCGGGTGTCGAGCGCCCGGTCAAGGTCCGGGATGAGGCCGTGCTGGGCGAGGTCCAGCTCGACCTCGCCGAAGAGCTGCGGGAGCGCGAGGCCGTACAGCTCTACTGCGGTGATGCTCCGGGCGTCGTGGTCGACTGCTTCGGTTTGCGCGACCGCTTGTTGGCCGGCAGCCGCTCGGAGGCTGTAGTACTCGCTTCGGTACGCTGGGTACGTGCCTGTGACCGGATCAGGCTTTCCAATGCCGTACTTGGCGCGGTCTGCGTTAGTGAGATCCCCAAACTCATGGTCAGGAGCAGGAGCGCTTTTTTTGCGCCAGCCATGCCTTCACCGCCGCTCAGGTAGGCGTCGACACCGTCGAGGCCGAGGACGGTCTGCCAGTAGAACGCGGGCAGCAGAACGCTCTGACCCTCGCTGAGGCTGAGTTCGTCCTGCACCCGCTCGTACACGGCGGCGCCGACGGCCTCTTCGAGCACAGCCTCCATCTCGGAGCCGGGCCGTTGACTGGCGACGATCTCGATGAAGAGGTTCGTGAGTGCCTGGCCGCGTCGGCCGCCGAGCGGGGGAATGATGAAGGGCTCTTCGATGCCGTCGATGTGGATGGCGAGGTTGCGGCCTTGGAGTGTGGCGGTGGTGGTCATGATTCTCCCTGTATAGAGTCAGCTGATTGTTGGCGAACGGAACGTCTCTTGGCTGCATGCTTCGCGTTGCGCGATCGTGCGCACTCGCGGCAAGCTCGGTAAGCGCGAATGTCTCCGTCGACAGCTACGCGCGTGCATGTTTTCGTATTTTCTGGGGTGAACTCGTGACCATGAACGCAGTGGGTTTGAGTCGCATGGTGGTTGTTCCCATGTCGCACGGTGTCGCGATTGTTTCCGACGTACGAGCCATATCGGAGGTTGCTCGCGCGGTTGTCAGTCTTGATGCCGTTGTTGTGGCAGACGATCAACCGATCAGGTCGCGGCCCGATGAAAGCCGCTGCGACAAGATGATGAATCTTGTACGCTTTGGCGCTGCCGTTCAGGCGTAGGCCAACCGTTAGGTACCCCGATCCTGCATAGCCGAGCTTGCGGAGCCTCCCAGTGGCAACTGACCGGACTCTGCCCAGATCGGATATTTGATGCTGTGTCTCGTGCCCAGGTGTGGGCCGCCAAGTCTCTTTGGTGTTTTTCATTTCGTCCGTCAGCTCTTTCGCGAGGTCGTTTTGTTGGTGCGGATGGTGTGGGGGCCGGGCGGCCAGTGATGACCGCCCGGCAGGGGTGCTACGCCCGGGTGTAGGGCAGTGCGTCGCTGACGCCGATGGCGTTGGTGAGGACGATCGGTGCGGACCCGGCGGTGCCGGTGGGCACTTCGAGCACGACGATGTTCGGCTCGCCCGGGATCTGCTCGATCGACGTGACTGCCGTGCCGCCGATGGTCGCCGCGGTGATTGCGTCGACCTTGTAACCGCGCACGTACACGTTCTCCGACGCCGCAGCGCCCGTCGGAAGTGCCGACTCGAGGACGGGAACGCCGGTGCCAGCGATCGGAGAGGCGACGTCGCGCACGACACCGTTCGACGTGAGCGTGAAGGTGTACCCGCCCTTGTCTGCGTAGCCGGTGGTGAGGTCGGCGACGGTGACGGTGAAGTTGCCTTCGATCGCACCGAGCGCGGGGTCCTTCGCGTCGAACACCTGCACGTCGACGGCGTTCGCGGCGCCGGTGGCCTTGGCGATTCCGAGCAGGGCGACGAGCCACGTCTGCGCGATGGCGCCCGTGTTGTCGCGAACCGCTTCTGCGGCGAAGCTGACCACGTAGTTGTCGCCGAGCTTGGACTCCGAGGTGCGGCCCTTGTTGCCGTAGTTCTCGCGGGTGACGACGATCTTGGTGGGGACTGCGGCGAGCGCGTTGACGTCGCCGGTGATGTTCTCCCAGGCACCGGTCCGCTTGATGCGGATGATTTTCTCGTGTGCGAGGGCGAGGGTGCCCTCGGTCTGCTGCGTGCTTTCGTACAAGCTGAGATCGGCCACGTGGGTCTCCTAAACGTGTTGGCTGAGGCCCGTGTGGGCCGTGGGTCTGGCGGGGTCACCAGTAGGCGTCACCGGTTGGTGACGCTGGATTGTGGGGGTATTACGCGAGCGGCCGGCGCCCAGTGAAGTGGAACGTCTGGATCGTCGCGCAGCGCCCGGATGAGTCAGCGGATAGCGCCAGCGATGAGAACAACTCGCACCACGACACGAACAGGCCCGGCGGGACGTTCTGCTTCTGGTCCATCGCTGCCTCGATCAGCGCGGCGAAGTTCTCCGCGGCGATCACCGAGCCCTTGATGCGGGACGTGACCTGCAGGCGATACAGCATGCCCGCGCGGCCCGTGGCGATCGGGGACAGCCACGAGAGCACGATGCAGTTGTCCAGCGTCGTCGGCAGCGCGGGCCCGTTGGTGTAGATGCCGCGATCCGTGGATGCGTACGCCCCGGCCGAGTACACGCCGGCGCCCTGGTCGGCGAGGTGCTGGGCGACGGCCCGGCGGAAGAGGATCGGGTAAGCGTCAGGATCCGCCACGGTTGACCTCTGTCTCTGCGATCTTGCGCAACTCGTCGGCGTTCTGCAGCGCGGGGTCTGACAGGTAGTGCGACTTGCGGCCGTTCTGGAAGTTGGAATTACCCTTGTAATGGCGGCCGAGGTTGTCGACGAGTTCGCCGTCCTCATGCCATCGGGCAGAGTAGGGCGCAGAGTAAGTGACGAGGCTCTCGTCGCCGAGGGCTTTGGCCGGAACCGTATCGCCGGAGGCCACGAGGGTCCCACCGCCGCCGGAGTCCAGCGGAGCTTCCACGGACGACAGTGCGAGCAGTCGTTCAGTAGCGAGGTTCTGCCCCTTCACTGCGCCGAGCAGGATGCTCGCGACCGTGCCGTCGAGGTTGTTGGTGACGGTGACAGCGGCTCGAATGGCAGCCATGGTGACCTCCGCTTGTTAGGTGATGATCGTCGCGCCCTTGCTCAGGTTGCAGAACGCGTGGGACGGTTTGATGTTTTCCATGCTGTGTGCGCCGCCCTTGGACAGCGGGTGCACGTGGTCGAAGTGGAGGTCGCTCATCGTCAGGATGTCGACCGAGCAGATGTGGCAGGTCATGCCGTCGCGGATGAGGATCGCCGAGTAGTCGACGTCGCCGATCGTCGCGGACATCTTGCGTGCCTGGTAGCGACGGGTCTGCTCGCGTGCCTTCTCAGGGTTGGCCGCATACCAGCGGCGCTGACGGTCCGCTGCGGCCTCCTTCTGGCCCGGCGCATTCCGGTACAGCAGGCCGTGCCGCGCGGTCTTCACTGGGTCATAGGCGGCACGGCAGTGACCCTTGAAGCACTCGCGGCAGTGCGAGTAGAGCCCGTCGATCCGCCGTGGGTCCGTGAAGAACTCTGTCTTCGGCATGTGCACGAGACAGGCCGTGCATGTCTTGTGGGTGCTGGCAAGGCGGCGGGCCGCGGCGGCTGCCCGCGCCTGACGTTCTGCGCCGTACTTTGATTCGCCCCATGCTGCGTGCCGCTCGCGCTGGTAGTCGGGCCGGGCATCGAGGTACGCCTTGTTCGTGGCGTTCTCTCGCGCCTTGTTCCGCGAGTAGTAGTCCCTGCGATAGTGCGGCTTGCACATGCCGCGAGCGTTGGTCGGGCTTTCACAGCCATCGACTGAACAGGTAGAATCTGTCATATCAACCCTTATCCGGTTGGTCATGCCCCGGGAGCCTGCCAGCTCGCCGGGGTCTTTCGTGTCTCCATCTTACCGGGTCAAATGTAGAGTTCCACGTGGTTCGGGGTGCCCTTGTAGTCGAACAGTGCGGAGTTGAGCACTTCCGCTTCGTGCTCGCGGGGAGTGCCAGCCCACACGGTGACGCGGGAGCGCGGCAGGGTGTCGTCGGCGACGAGCAGGACGACGAACGCGGTCGACGTGATCTCTTGCCCGGCGGTCGGTGACGTAGAGCGGCGGTCGACGACGAGGCGGGACTTCTGCTCGACGTACGCGGGCGCCGTCACGGGGTCGGCCCAGGTCGTGCCCTCGGACCCTTCGCCGGTGAGCCGCACGATGCTGACCGTGTGCGGCAGGTGGCCCTTGCGCAGGCGAGCCATTACCGGTGCCAGACCGTCGAGCCGCGCAAGCCAACGTTGGCGAGGATCGCGATGGCACGAGCGCCGATGCGGGCCGCTATGGCCTCGTCAGCGCTTTGGGCCGATGAGGTGGTCCCCAAAGACACGGAACCGATCTTCACCGCGCCCTGCCCTGCCTCAGCCCCGGTCGGGTCGCCTGTGATCTCCCAGTGCTCGACGATCGCGCACGTAGCTTCGGTGAACGCTTCCGCCTCGTCGATGTCGGTGGGGTATCCATCGGCGTCGGTAGCGAAGATCGAGCGAGTGGTGAGCGATTCGACCTCGAGGGATGCAGCGCGCAGCCGCTTGAGCAGCTTCGCGTTGTCTCCGTCGAAGGCTTCCTCGGCGTGAGCGGTGTAATCCGTGGGGGTGGCGTAGACGCGCAGGGCCATGTCAGGCCCCCTTCCCGCGGGTGCGTCGCCGTGCGGGCGCCTGGCGTTCGACGTTCGCGGCGTCCGGGAGCTCGTCACTGGTGCCGTCGAGGTCAGCGGCGAGCGTCACGGGGAAGTCGTTTTCGAGGCCGGTGAAGCGGCCCCGGGGCAGCGGCTCCGTGACGCGATAGCCGTTCTGATGAAGAGCGCCGCGCAGGTTCGGTGCGTCGGTGAGATCGACCTCGGCCACACCGTCGATGAAGATGATGCCGAGAGTGTCGTGGTGCTTGCCAGCGGGGCGAGTCGGGTGAAAGACGTGAGCCATGGTGTGCCTCCGTGAGGGTTGGCCACCCTGCCCTGTACAGGCAGAGCAGGGTGGGGAATGTGGGTTACGGCTTGCCGTCGGCGAAGCTGAGTTGCTCGCGTGCGCTGGCACGCTTCCGGCCGGTGAGGTCGATGTGCTCCCTCATTTGGGCTTGTTTCGCCCGGACCTTCAGCGCAGCGCGCTTCTCATCCGCCGGTGTCCCAGCAACGGCCTCGCGCCGCTTGTACTTGCGAATGTCGCGCTCAATGGACCGCTGCTTCTCCCGGGCAGCCTCAGCCTGTGGGTCGTACTCTTGGCCTGCCTGGGGGATCGTGAGGCCCGGAAGGTATGCCACCTCTTTGTGGCGGCAGTTGTGCACTACAATGGAATCAGCGGTATACCAACCCCCGCCAGACTGCAGGTTGTACACATGCCCCGAGTAGCCGCGCCGTTCGATATTGACGATGCAATCCTCCGATACCAGGCCGGAGAGAGCATCCCGAAGATCGCGGCCACCATTGGAATCAGCGGAGATACCCTCCGTCGCCGGCTGCGGTCCAGAGGCTGCACGATCAAGTCGCCCGGCGTCGATCCGACTTGGCTGCCGGAAGCTATCCGCCTCTACCGATCCGAGGGCCTCCCTCAGGTGGAAGTCGCAGATCGAGTTGGCGTCAGCCCTCAGGTCGTCCAGTTCTGGATCAGCAAGGCCGGAGAGCAGATCACGGCCAGTGAGGCCATGCGCCGCCGCCTCGCCGCGGCGAGCCCCGCCGAGCGGCAGGACCTGAGTCGCGCCGCCCATGACGCCGTCCGTGGCATGAAGCGCACTCAGGATGACCTCAACAAACGAGCCTTCGGAAAGGAACGGGGCCAGTCCCACGCCACAGCCGAGGAACTCGCCCTCGGCCGCTCCATTGAAGCTCTCGGCCTCACCGTCCGCCCGCAGCAGTCGGTCAGCAAATACAACCTCGACCTGGGCGTGGGCGATACCGTCGCCGTGGAAATCTTCGGAGGATCCTGGCACGCTTCGGGTCGTCACATGGCGCGACTTCCGCAGCGTCTCGTAGACCTCGCCGATGGGGGTTTCAACACCCTCATGATCTGGTCCGCCCGGCAATGGATGCTCGACATTCCCGCGATAGCTCAGGAGATCCTGACCTTCCACGAGCGCACCCGCGTCGACCCATCCTTCCGTCGTCAATATCGGATGGTTTGGGGTGACGGTGACTTCGTGTCCAGCGGATGTGTGGATGATGATGACCTCTCCCTCAAACCAACGCGAATCAGCCGCAGCGATGCCGGTCGGGGCTGACACCGGCACGAATCCCGGGAAGCAGTTGGGGTGATGAAGGCCAGCGGCACGAGCAGCGTCGAGCGTCGCGTGGATCTGCACCGTGACTATCTCGTCGCTCGTCGCATGCTGCAGCTGCACCGTCCCCGTCGTCCCATCCGTGGAGAGGATCTTGCCGACCCACGGCGCACACAGTGAGCACGAGTCACCGGCACCGACCGGGGTGACGAGGTTCACGCCGACCTGCTGCATCCGCCACACGCCCGCATCGTTGAACGCCCGGTTCACTGCGGTGCGCCCGGCCATTTCGGCGTACGAGCCGATGCGCCAGTTCCGGTCAGCTTTATCCACGAACCCGGTGATGCCCTGCCCGAGGAACCGTTGAACGGCCAACTGCTGCGAGGCGAGGTTCGTGGACGCGCCGAGGATCGTGTTCGAGGCGGTGAAGCTGATGACGCGTTGGAAAGCGTCCTGCGGGTAGCGGGCGATGCGCAGCGCCATCGTTTCGAGGCGCGAGGTGAGGTCGAGGGTCAGCATCGTCGCGGCCTGCGATGAGGTGCCCGTCAACGTTGTCGTCTGGGGGAGGCGCGCGGCCATGCCGAGCCGGTCAGCGGCCGCAGCCTCGCCGTGCTTCCACGCCGTCGTGATCACATCGAGTGCGGCCTCACGGCTACCGAGCTTCCCCGACATCTCCGTGGCCAGGTACTGCAGCTCCCGCAGCGACTGTGCGCGGGTGGCTTGCAGCTCGGCGAGCGCACGGTTGCGGGCAATGGCCCGGTCGAAGAGGTCGGTCATGTGCGGCGTCATCGTCGTCTGTCGGACGATCTCCTGCAGCTCGAGGTCGCGGTACGCGCGCACGGCGACGGCGCGAATGAGAGCGTCCTCAGCGTCGGCGTACCGGGCGGCGAGGTTCACGCCCAACTCTTCGATCAAATCCCAGGCTGGAAGTCCAGCAGAGTCGGGGATGTATTTAGCCATGGGATGCATTCACCCCCAGTGAACTAAGTCAGTCGAGCCGCGATTCTTTCCTGCAGCCGCCGTCGAGTGCGGATTAGTTCCCGTGCGGCATCGCACGTGCGGCACCGTCGGGTGCCTTGCTTCGTGAAGTAGGTGTTACCGGCATCGAACGGATGGCCCTTGCCGCATTCCGTCATCCGGGCCAGTGGGTGCGTTCCGTGCTGTACCGCATCGAGAGCATTCTCAGAGCGAGTACCCCACCGAATATTCGACAAGCGATTGTCGAGTGAGTTGCCATTGTTGTGGCAGGATTCACGTCCATTACTGTCCCCAAGGAACGCCAGCGCCACAGCCCTGTGTATCCCGATGGTCCTGCCCTCAAGACCTACCTGCAGGTAGCCCTCTTTGTTCAGCAGCGTCTTGAGTATCCGACCCTTGATGTGGCGGACGCGCCTGCTGTGGCCGTTCCCGCCGAAGTCGATCGTTACGTGGTCGACGGACCGCATCCGGCCATCATTGCTCACCTCGTACCAGCTCTTGAGCCCAGGGATTTGACGCCATTCGATAGACTGCACAGCAGCCCTCCTATCAACTAGACCTTGATGGTTGGTTAGGCCCCGGCGAGTGTTGAAGCACTCGGTTTGGGGCCGCTCTCATTCTATCGGTTGCCGCCGGGCATCGACACTCATCGTCGCTGCCCGGTTGGCCTCCCTGCTACTGGATCAGACGCGCGGCGGCCAGGACCAATGGCCGGGCTTCGGTTCCTCGGAGAACGGCACGAGCTGATTGAAGAACATGCCCGTGGGGTTCAGCACGCAGAGGCCGGCGTAGGTCTCGGCCTCGTCGGCCAGATCGGGAGCGACATCGTCGTACACGCAGGTGATGATCGCGGCGCGCGGCTCGGGCAGGTACTCGCCGCCCGGTGTTCCGTACGAGCGGTAGTGGACGGTGCGGCCGATGCTCGGCGTCTGCACGAGCGCTCGCACATCCCGTTCGAATTCCTCCGAGTCGAGTTTGAGCTTGACGGTAATGCTTCCGATTGATGCGGCCATGATGCGTTCCTCCTGCAAGGGTTGTGAAGTGTACGGGGAGGCCGCGACGGTGTTCGCCGCGGCCTCAGGAGCGCTGGGCTACTTGCCGCGGCCCTTGGTGGTCTTCGCGGTGTCGTCCTCGATGTCGCGCGCGTCGGTTGCGACCTCGGTGGGTGCGGCAGTACCAGCGAGGTCTACGGCGGCCTTGGCTGCGGCCTCTACCTCAGCGGCGGCGATGCCTGCTGCTTCGAGTTCGGCGGCGGCCTTCTCTTCGTCGGTCGGTCCATCGGGTACGTCGGGTACGTCGGGTACGTCGACGCTCACCCAGCGTGCTAGGGCTTCGAGGTCTTCGCGGGGTTCGTCCGAGATGATGATCTGTTCGCCCGGTTCGAGCGACTGGTATGCGTGAGCCATGATGCTGTTCTCCTATTCGGGAGGGAAAGTTGAGGGGGGTGCGGGCGGCCGCGTGAACGACCGCCCGCGAGGGGGAGCTACGCGTTAGCGCCCTTGAGCAGCACGGCACGGTTTGCGTCGAGCAGCTTCGTACCGAACAGCATGTCGGCCGAGAGGACCGTCTGCTTCTTGTTGATGTCCCAGCCGTAGGAGATCCGGATGGACAGGCCCTTGTAGCTGACCACGGCGACCTGGCCGACGTTCGCGCCGGCGGGCATCTGCAGCGGGGCGGAACCGAAAGCGAACGCGGTCTTGTGGAACGCGAGGCCGATCTCGGTCGTGGGCTGGCCGATGGCCGGGGCGGCGGCAGGCTGGCCGACGTTGCCGGTCTGGAAGGCGTCGAACCCGAAGAGATTCTTACCGATCGAGCCTTCGCGCAGAGCCGCAGTCGAGCCGGACTTCTCCGCGTGCTTGATGATGTCGCTGTTCAGCCAGCGCGCCTTCGTGGTCGGGCCGACGACCGCGAACCGGTCCTGCAGCGGCACCGACGCGAGGTCGAGCTGACGCCCAGCCTCGATGAGGACCTCGGGCTTGTCCCACGTCTCGAGGTTCGCGTCCGCAGCGGCGCCGAACCCGGCGACCTGCGTCACGTTGTCGCGCATCTTGAGGAGCGACTGGTCGATGTCCTGGGCGATGGCCTCCATCATCGGGTTCAGCAGCTGAGTGCTGAAATCCTTGATGTTGAGGGTCATGTCCTCGTCGGTGACGCCAACGGACACGTCCGCGATGTCGCTGACGACGACGGGGATCGCGGTCTCGGTCGCGTCCTGCAGCGTGATGCCGTTCGCACGGACGAACCGGTTGGACGTGAACACGGCCGGCACGCGAATGTCGATCGTGTTGCCCTTGGCCTTGGTCGTGAACTGCGACGTGAGGTCAGTGTGCACGAGGCCGTGCATCGGGGTGGATTCGTACAGGGTAGCGAGCGCCTCTTCGGCGATCTCCTGCATGGTCAGAAACGTGTTAGCCATGGTGGTGGCCCTTCTGCGCTATTTGGAAGCGCGCTGGTCGCGAATCGCCTTGCGGCGGTCGTCGATTGAGAGCGGGCCCGGGGTGGGTGTGCCGCTGGGTGGTGCTCCTCCGCTGGACGGGGCCACCTGGACGCTCCGCAGTTTCGGGTTTGATGTGACCGACGTCTTGACGAGTTCGTCCACCAGGGAGCGGTACTCGGCATCGGTCGTGTCGATGGCCGCGAGCTTCGCCTGGAAGCTTGCGGAGTCTGTGAGGAGGTCGTAGTCAGCCCCGTGGGTGCCGACGACCTTGAGCAGGGCGTTGTCGAGGCGTGCAGCCTTGATGTCCGCGGCCTGCGTGGTGATGGTGGTGTCTTTCTCCTGGATCTTCGCGGAGAGAGTCTCGACGGTCGTCTCGTCATCCGCTTCGACGAGTCCGAGCTTCTGCCCGAACTCCTTGTAGATCGCCTCACTAGCGGCCTTCGCTGCGGTCTCGGCCTCGGTCTTGCCGTTGACTCGGGCGGCTGCAGCTTCCTCGCGGAGCTTCTTCACGTACGCGGCATCGAACGTCTCGACGGGCGGCGTGACCGGCTCAGCAGGCGGCGGCGTCGGCTTCGGGGTGACGGGCTCCACTGGGGCGACGGGTGCGACCGGTTCAACGGCCGGCACCGGGGGAGTGACGGGCTCGACCGGAGCCGCGCCGCCTTCCCCGTTGATGAAGCGGATACCCATCAGGGCGAGCTTCGACGGGCGGATCGGGCCGAACGTGTGATTGCGGATGAACATGGTGCTCCTTCGCGGCGCCTGGCCGCATTGGTGAACGCTCACCCCTGCGGTGAACGTGTAGAACGTGTAGAACGTGGGTTAGTCGGTGACCGTTGTCGGGTCGGCCTCGGGTTCCATCCCGTTCTCGGCCTTGATCAGCGCAGCCTCGGCCGCCGCTTCCGTAGCGTTGAGGTTCGGCTGTACGGCGCGCACGCCCGAGATGATCGAGCGAACCCGGGCGAGCATCTCCGCCTGCGTCGTCTGCGCCCGGATGAGTGGGTTCACCTGCGACACCTCGGCGAAGGTGATCTTCGGGAGCTCCTCGATCAGCGCGCCACCCTTGCCGGGGAACACGAGGCCGTCGATGGCCAGTGCGGTGCGGGCGAGGCGGGCGAGAGCAGGGCGGACGTACAGCGCCTTCTTGTCGCGGGTGCGCTCCGAGTCGGCCTTGTCGTCGGTGACCTCAGTGGCGGTCTTCGTACCGCCCTCGTGGATACCGAAGTGCGAGACGGAGTACCCGGCGCTCTGGGCGATCTCCCGCTTGAGCGCGACGATGGTGTCGAGGTGCTCCTGCACCCGGATTGCGAACTGGCTGATGGTGATCTGTCCGCCCTTGCCGTCGTCGACGAGCCCACCAAGCGGCGAGTACACCTGACGGTTCATGTCGAATGACGCGCCCTGCCCGCGGCCGTTGAGCTGCAGGTACGACTCGGGGACCGAGAGGCGGCCCATGCCGTTGTCGAAGTCGCGCATCAGCGACGACCACAGCGCATTGATGCGAGCGAACATCGGCTCGATGCCGAAGTAGTCCGACCGGCCAAGGTTCGCGAGGTCGCCCTTGCGGTCCCAGATCGGGTGCGGCAGCATGTTCGGCATGTGCTCGACGGTGAGGTACGGCACGCCCGTGGTCAGGACGATGTCCATCGTGTCGGCCATGGGCAGTGACTCGCCATCGACGACGGGCATCAGCTTGAGATAGTGCTCGGTCTCCGTGATCGTGTCGAGGGGGACCTGCCGGCCCTTCTCGCCCTTGTCGCCCTTCCACAGGCTGAAGGTGATCTGCCCGGGCGTGTGCCGCTCCATGAGGCGGTAGGTGTCATCCTTGCGCTGGTACTCCGACCACAACGTGACCGCGGACAGGGCACCGTGGCGCCACTCGGGGATGGCGCAGTCGGCGCGGTACGCACGAAACCAGACGTTGTCGCGGAAGCTCTTGTCCCACACCACCGCGAGGTACGTCCACCCGTGCGCGGCCTGATACTCACCAGCGCGCAGCAGTTCAGCATGCGCGGCATCCGACGACATGATGACGTCGAGGCGCTCCTGCGCCTGCACCCGCTCCGGTGTCGCATTCGCATCCGCGGTGTCGACAGAGTCAGGCAGGACAATGCTCGGCGCCTCAGCGAACAGCAGGTCCGCGGACAGCTGCGCGAGGTCACCGGCGACGGGGATCGACAGGGACGAACGGTTCTCGCCCACCGGCGTTCCGATGATGCCCTTGGATACGGCGCCGACGATGCCGCCGGAGTACGGCTGACCGTTGTGCATGTGCGTGGCTGGCTGGCCCTGCTGGTCAGGGATCGCGTTGACGTCGTTGGCGTACAGGGCATCGTAGATGAGCAGCTGCTTGAACGCCTCGTCGTACGGCGCCGGGGGGAAAGTGTCAGCCATGAGACCTCCAAGGGGTTATGAGCCCCGAAGGGATTAGGCGGCGTCGAGTTGGAACTGCCAGTTCGAGCGGGGTGTATAGATGCCGTAGCGGCCCGCGTCGAGGGAGTCGTCTTCGTCCTTCACGACTTCGTCTTCACCCTTGGCTGTCGCTTTCGGGTCCCACCGGTACTCGGTGATCTCCGCGTTCCAGCCCTTGCAGCGGTCGGTGACGAGCAGTTGGTTGTTGGACAGCAGTCGGGAGATCGCGCCGACGCCCTTGAGAACGTCGTTGTGCGCGGTCTGCAGGGACATCTCATCGAACTTCCGCAGCTCGGCAGAGAAGTGCGCGGCAGCCGGGTCGACGATTGTGTATTCCGGGGCGAACTCTGCTTCGTGCGGGGAGTGCTTCTCCCGAGTCCACGTGCGGTAGAGCACGGCTTGATCGGACGGGGCGAGTGTGGCGCCGTAGTGGTCCCGTGGGTCATAACGCCACTCATCCATGAGGACCAGGCGCGGCTTCTTCTCAGCGGTGATGCCGACACGAAGAGCAGCGGAGGCGTGCGAGACGGCGAAGTCGATGCCGTCCGAGAGGACCCGTGCGATGCGTGGCATCTTGTCGAACTCGATCACATGCCGTGCCGGGTCCCACATCGGGTACACAGCGCCGGCGGCGTTCGTCCACTGGCCGAGGATCATGCGGTCGTAGAACACACCCGAGAACGAGCGCTTCATGCGCGCTTCGTAGCCCTCGGGCAGCTTCGGGTTGTCGGCCATCGTGAGGTGGAAGTGGATGACGTCTTTCTCGTCGGCCTTGAGGATCCACTCTTTGCGCATCCAGTGGTTCATGGATGCGGGGTTCATGGTGGCGAGGATGCGGGCACCGTCGACGCGGAGCCGGGTGACGAGCATGTTCCAGAACGCCTCAGGCAGCAGTGTCGCTTCATCCACGAGGGCGAGCACAACAGTTTTTCCCTGAATCTTGGCGACGGACTCGGCGTTGTTCGCACCGATCAGTAGCACCTCGCGGCCAAGGATGACCGCCGACGTCGCACCCGGTGTGTACGCGACCTGGTTGCAGATCGTCGCACCGAAGATGTCCCGGTCCTGCAACAGTACGAAGATGTTGGCGTAGATCGTCGCCAGCGTCTTACCGACGACGATGATCAGGCCCTTGCGCGGCGCCATCCGAACAGCGATCAGGAACGCGATCACCTGCGCAACAGTCTTGCCCGCCGACACCGCACCGGACCAGAGTGAGATAGTCCGTTTGGCGCTGTCGACGATGGAGAGCAGCTGAGCCTTTGACACCTGACCGAGTAGACCCTCAAGCCCCATCGGCTGGTGTCTCGTCCTGAGCGCGCAACGCCTCCGCAGCAGCCGCGAATCCAGCTGCCAGAGTGTCCAGCGTGCCCACAGCTTCGTCGAGCCCGCCATTGTCCTTCTCGAGGATGCGCGTGGACTTATCGAACGCGATGCCCGCAGCGACCATGATTGTGCGCTGAGCATCCACAGGGGCGATATCGAGAACTGCCTCAGCGAAGGTGTTGTCCTTGCCGCCAAAGTTGTACACCTTGAACGGCTTGTTGATTGAGTCGAGCATGTCGTGCGTGACGGTCATCATCTTCTGCACGAGCAGGTGACGCGACTCCGCCAGGTCGACAGTGTGAGCACGGACAGCGAGCGACGTTCGCTCCCGATCAAACGAGAGCTTCGCCTTCGCCGCCCAGCGACTCACGGTCGCCGGCGAAACACCGAGCATCTTCGCTATCGCATTGCACGAGAGACCCTGATCGAACAGCTCCCGAGCCTTCGCGCCCTTTTCCGTGAGGAATGTTGCACGTGCCACAAGATCACCTCGATTGGAATGTTGGGCTGCACGGCGACGCCTGGACGCTGTGGGGATGCTTTGGGCATGCAAAAAGCCCCCACCGGTGAGGTGAGGGCTTCGGGGTGTTGCTGTGTTCGGTTACCGTTCGGCCCAGTTGAGGGCTGCGCCTTCGCGTTCCCATGTTCGGCCGGAGGTGCTGCCCGTCCATTCCTGAATCTGGGCGGTGGCGAAGTATCGGTCTGCACTGGTGCGGCGCTCAATGTCGTCGCGGGCGGCGTCGAACGTGTCGTAGATGCCGTGGACCATGGAACAGTCGTAGGACTCATCGGTGATGACGAGGAAGTGGGAGGGGTCCATGCGATGTCCTTACCGGTCGGGGTTTCGGAGAATTCCGCGTGTTTATGCGGTTCTTGCTTGTGGCGCGGAGTCAAACCCCCGTGTTTGGGGTAAGAATCACGCTGTCTACCGGGTGATGTGATCAGGGCAGGAGCTTCAGCCGGTACAGTCCGCTGACGATCTCTGCCGTGATGTCACCGACGGCATAGGCGAGGGGTTCGTTGTTGCCTAAAAAGATGCCGCGCGCTCTGCTTTCCCACCCAGGTACGTGATCCATGAAGAAGATCACGGCCGCTGCGTGAGTTGCTTCGTGCGCGATCGTGCGAGTAGTGATCTGCCCGGTCCACAGGCGAATGACGAGTACAGGGCCAGGGTCGGGGCTTGGCCACTCGAATCCTGCACGTGTCTGAACAGCCATGCCGCCGGCGACGTCCTGGCCGGGCTCCCATGTGCGGCCGCGTGCTTTCGCGTGGGCCTTCTGCATCTCAACCTTGTCGTCGTAGATGTGGACGTAGATCTGACGGCGGATGCCTGATCCATCATGCGAGGAGCGAGTCGCCACGCGGAATCGGGAGATCATGGGTTCCCGTCTACTCGATGGGGGTTCCGGCTGCCGCGCAGGATGACCAGCGACATAAAAGGGTTAGCGCCTTCAGGGGTCCTTCACTGCAATGCGGGACAGCGTTGACGCAGCGGCCGGAAAGGATGACCGCCCCAGGGAGTAGCTGGGGCGGGAGAATGTGGGGGCCGTATGCGTCTGCGGCGAACCAGCTCGTGTTTCGGCTCATGTCTGCGCCCGATCGGCCCTGTTGACCTACGCGCTCCGGTTTGATCGTCCGTGCTCTCGCTCGGGACGTGGGCTTTCCGTTGCCCTGCTCGTTATCTGCCGCCCCTGAGCTTGGGGTGAACGGGTGCGCCCTGTGGGAACACTGGCAAGTTTTGGGGGCGGGCGACCTTGTGAGTCGCCCACCAGCTCGTTTTTTCCTGCTCCCGCGGAGAGCTACACCGCTACGTCTGGGACTTCCCGGCCCCGGCAAGTGGTCCCCTGTGAGTCGTCGTCCGCCTGTTTTCATGGCTCAGCGCACGGCATCGAGTGGAGATTGCGCCTGCTGGCCTGCAGTTTGGTGAGCGGGTGTGGCTACTAGGGGTTGGAGTGTGTCCCACCGGGACACCTACGGGACATGCCTGGGTGTCCCGGTGGGACAGGTAAAGCCCCGGTCACATCCGCCAATCGGCGGGAAAGACAAGGGCTTTTTGAACAGTTGAGACAGCTATGCTGCTGTTACCGATTGTAACATCAAGTGAAACATTTACACCTATCGACAAGCAAACACGCCGGTTGGGTTTCGATCAGGTCCGTTTCTTGGGCGTCCTCCCGTCAAATGTGGCCCTCTCCGTCTCGGTGATGTCGGACCTGCGCACGAGCACGCGGTGGCTGCCCGGCGTGGTGAGCGTTCTCACGTACTCGGCTTGAATCCACCGCCAGATGGTTTGGCGGTGGCGCTTCGTGACTGCCGTGGCTTCCCTGATGCTCATCCAGGCTGCCGAGTCGGTCACGCTGCCCACCTCTTGGACGTGTGCGCGGCGAGGAATGCGCGTTCCGCTGCCACCCGCTCGGCCTTGACTCGCCGCTTCTCGATTGCCCTTACCGCGCGCGTCTCGGCAAGCTCAGCGGCTTTCCGCTCGCGAATGGCCGACGTGACCTTGTCGAGCTGCGAGGCTGCGAGGATCGCATACAGCGTGTCATCCACCACGAACCCGCAATCCAGCGTCGAGCACTCGATACTGATCGCGCCGTCGAAGTCGAGCGGCGGTTTCCATAGGAGAGTGAGCTGACGGCATTCCCAGCACCTCACGTTCTTCACCTGGTGTTCGACGTCCTCGAACGGGTGCTGCGCGAGTGCGTTCTGCATCAGGCGGAAGAAGCGAACGGCAGCCTCAGCGCCATCGCCCCGTGACACCCACTCGTCGGCGTCGATCAGGTCGAGGTAACGCTCGGTGATGGCGTCGACCTCGAACACGCTCGCATCGGACGGGAACCCTGGCGCCGGGTGGCCGAGGAGCATGATCAGCTCGTCGGCTGTGCGCCACGTATTCGGGATTGGCAGGATCCATGTCGCCGAGGTTCGGATGCCGTTCTTGTCGAGTTGCTGCGCCCGTTCGATTGAACATAGGTGGGTGATCATATCGAGGGCGATTTTCAGGGCCTCGCGCGTCTTCTCGAAGCACGAGTAGCAGAGGGCGCCGTGCTCGGCAGGCGCCGGCAAGCATCCCTTGCATTCGAGGTTCGACGGGTAGGAGCATTCGGCCTCTCGGTCGTACTGCCATTCCATGCCGTCGCAGTTGCTGGCGTGCTGGTCACGGATGACACACGATCTGATGTCTTCCATCGTCACGGTGACGCAGGGCAGGTAGCTCATTCGTGGTGCCCCCAGATATCGCGGATGATCACTGTTATGGCGATCACCGCAGCGACGATCACGATCGCCGTGTTGTTGTCCATGCTCATTCGTCTTCTCCGTTCGTTTGGATGTGGATCAGGGCCCGGCCCTCGGCGTCGGTGGCGCACGCGCCGTGTTCGCCGCACTCACTGCACGGCTCGTTCTGAAACGTTGCCGTTTCGTCGAGGTCGGTCGGCTCGGGGTTCCAGATGCCGAGGGGGTGCTGGGCGTCGGCGACGTCCTGCCAGAACTCGTCATCAGTGAGGGCGGCGCGGAGATCCCGTGTCGGGCACTCCACCCCGGCGATGCGCGGCGCCGGCGGCTGGGGCGCATGCTCAGCGGTCATCCTCGATACGCCTTGAGCTTGTGGCCCGCAGTGACCATGTGGCGCAGCACCTCAACCCGCATGAGTGCGCTGGCGAGCATCGGCGCGAATTGCCCGGTGTTGTCGTACAGCACCGGCTTTCCGTCGCCGCGCTTGACGACGTAATGCCATGTGCGGTGTTTGCCGCGCCCTGTTGACCAGACGCGCGCCCTCACCTTGCCCTCCGTGTCGTTCATCATTCGGTCTCCTGCTTTCTGACTGGGATCGTCCACAGTCGGGTGTACTTGCTGAATACGGGTTCGCCCAGGTCTTCGGGAGCGACACCGCGGGAATGGATCTCAGAGGCGACGCGCTCCATGCCCATCGCCTCGGCGTCGGCCGCCTTGATGCGGAACTCGACGGCGCCGCCGGGCTTCTTCGCGAGGTGCACGCGCTCATCCACGGGGCGCCCCAATGAGGATGGCGACCGCGGCGATGAGTGCGTGGGTCATGACTGCACCGCCTGAATGACTTCGCGCTTCGGGTATGTGCACGTCCCTGGCTTTGAGCAAGGTGCCCAGTCGAAAGTTGGGATCTTGCACTCGATCACTCTCTCCGTGCGCGGTGGCGTCCACCCTGCAGCAATCACCGCTTCAGCAATGTGCCGATCTAGCGGCCTCACCTCAGCGAGCCCAACAGAATGACACCCGCACTGCACCTCGACAGCCGTCGCGATTACTTGGGCCAGGGACTCGACGGGGTCGCTAGATTTGCGGGCAGTCAGCCATGCCATGAACTCCTGCTTGCCTACATTCGGCGACTTGTCGATAAGGATCTCTTTGAGCTTGTCCGAGACATCACTCATGACAACACCTCCACGGGGTAGCGGATCGAGGCGCTTTCGAACCGGCACGGCATCGGCGCGTCGTCGTCCTCGTGCGTGTATGAGGTCGCCCAGTAGTCGCCCTCTTCATCGCTGTAGATGATCCACGGACGGTGGGATGCGTCACGGATCTGCACGGATTCGCCATTATCCGCGGCCTTGTCAACGATCTGATCGAGGTCGTGAACTGTGCCAGTGGTCGGCGACTGGGACAACTTCACCAGCATCGCGTCAGTCAGCGGGGCCTCCGAGTCGTAGCACTCCCGAAAGAACGGGTGTCTGGCAATCCTGTCCCACGCTTCGATCCGCTCGTCGACTGGCTCGGGAGTAGTCGGCGACTCAGCGGCTTCGAGGGCTACGAGCATGCGCTGAAGCGTTACCTTCGCGACACGCGGAATGTCGAAGCTGGATTTTGGATCAGCCAATATCTTGGCGTTCTCGATCAGTTCCTTGTTGCTCATTTCTTTTCCTCCATCAGGCGGGCGACGCTGAATGCCAGCGTCGGATTCAGCTCTTGCAAACCGGTGGCAGCAGTCTCGGCTTCGGGTTTCGTATCCCATCCGCTCGCGTGCATCTTGAGCGCGGTCGTGCCTCTCGGCGACACCCAGACAGCCCGCTTCATCTCGGCACTCTTGACCTTGATCCCAAAGCTCATCGAATTGCTCATGATTCGTCCTCTCGTGCGCTGTCTGCGCTGGTGTGGGTTACTGCTACTGGTTGGGGTGTTGAGGGGGTACGGGGTGACTCAGGGGCCGCAGCGTACGGGTTCACGCGCAGGTGGTAGCCCGATCCTTCGAGGACATAGCCATCATCGATCAGTGCTTGCGCATAGCCCTTGTCCCATACCTCGGCATCATGTGCGGCCCGATCTGCGGCGACCTTCGCTCTCGCGGCCCGCACGACTCCGCCGAACATCACGCGCTCCTCGGCATCCATCGGCTCTGAGCCGCGCACGCTGATGATCTCGCCGTCAACCTCAACCGGTCGGCACTCGTCGGCGCTCACTCGCCCAGCCCCTCATTCATCGGGGTCGCCGCATAGACCTCGTTCTGCCGCTGCAGGTCGGCCGTGTGAGCGGCCGCCAGGGCGTCGGTGGCGTACGGGTTGTCGTGCGGGTGTTCAGCGGCATCGGGGTCGCTCGACAAACCACGCGCACAGAACGATTCGTCGTCCCTGCCCGCTTCGTAGCCCTCGGTCCACGCATCAGCCTTGACCTGAGCCAGGGCGTCGGTGGGCAACTGCGAGAGGATGCGCCGCGCCTCCGGGCCAATGTCGCCGGTGAGATTCTGCACCCGCTCGATTGCCGCATACGCTGCATCCCGCTCGGCCTCGATCCTCCGCACGTAGACCAGATCCTCGGCGGCCGTCAGCTTGAGTTGCGCTACTACGTCGGCATGCTCAGAATTCACCAAATCCTCAGCCGCCCTGAGATTTGCCACCTCCCGTTCAAGTCGCCCGCATTCTTCCTTGGCGACTTCCAACATTTCGCCTGCGTCATTTACGCCCATCTGACGCCTCCACGATCGTCGCGATGGTGTCGGTCGCCAAGAGGACAGGCGTGTCCGCGTAGGTGCGTTCACCGGTCGGCTTGCGCCACGTGACCTTGATAAACGCGTTCGCGTTGACAGTCCTCAGTAGGTCATTGAGGTTCACGTTGTAATCCGTGTCGTAGGTGCCGAAACGCTCATCAGGTTCAGTCATATCCTTGAACTCAATCTTGATTCTCATTGCTTCCCTGCTCTCCCTTGATCTCTGCCCGCTTATCGAGCCATGCCTGCGCGCGTTCGGTCCTTATCTGCTCAGCCCTACCCAGCGCCCACCGATCGGCCTGCGCCGCGAATGCGTGAGCGACTGCCCACACTTGCTCGGCGCGAACGGCATCTACTCGGCGCTTGGCGAGGATGAGTTCGGCTCGGTGTCGGAGTCGTTGTGCCTGCCTCGTGGTCCTGATGCGTCGGGTCACTGGGTGGCCTTCGCGATCTTGTCGAGAACGTAATCGCGGCTAATGTCAGCGTCGAAGTACGTGGCACCCTCAGCGCCCCAGAACGGGATCAGCCGGACCTCGTCGGCTATCTCTTCCAGCGCCTCCGCTTTCGCCGCGGCCACGTCCTCAGCCGAGAACACATCCCGCTCCAACGCATCCCCCACCGGCAGGCCAGCCTCACGCAACACCAGTTCGTATTGCGCCGCCCGCTTCGCCGCGATCGCATACAAGCCCCGCCAGCGAAACGGATCCACCGTGCCAGCCGCGAACCCCAGGCGAAACTCCGTCTCCGGGTTACACGCCCGACCATCGCCACGCTCAACCTTCCGCGCCGCCCATGCCTCATCTGACTTCTTCACTTCTCGCCCCTCGTTTCGGTCAATACGGTCTTCGTGTACGTGCGCTCGATAGTTGCGACCTCGGTCAGGTCGGTGAACACCTCGATGCTCGCGACCGTCAGACCGAACTCCCGCGCGTTGTTTCGCTGCTCCCACTGCTGCCGCTCGACGAACTCGCGCCGGTCCCGCGGGGTGAAGTAGTCGGGCCGATGCGGCTTTGACCGCAGCGTGATCTCGTGCCCGTTCGACAGGGTCACCTCCAACCGGATCACCTCACTGAAATCCCGCTTCGTGATTCGCTCAGTGCTCATTGCTCTGCCTCCTCTTTCGGTTCGTTCTTGCATCTGATGGCGCTCTTCCCAAACGGCGTCCGGCACGCCGAACAGATATGCTCCGGCGGTGAATCCCACGACCGGCCCGGCGTCGGCTGCGGCGCATTGAACGCGCCCTTGAGTGTCACGCTGCGAGGCCAAACAATGCGCCGAGCGACTCAGCAACGGCCGCGCCCAGGTCCCGCGAATTCGGCGGCGTCACGGCATTCCCTGATTGCTTCACCTGCTCCCGCTTCGTGCCGAGCAGCTTGTAATCACCGGCGAACCCCATGCCCCGCTTGATCTCGTCAGGCGTCAGCATGCGGAAGACACAGTCCTCAACATCGACGGACCCCGTCAGCAGCGAATACCTGTCGACGGTCGTCAGCGTGCGATGCGGGTCACTCGTCGGCGCCGGGATGCTCGTCCCGTAGTACGGCACCAAAAGCGACTGGTGCCCGGCCGTCGTGATCGTCCGAAACTCCTCGCTCGCTGGCGTCGTCATCTCGGCGCCGCCGGTGTTGTTCCGCATGACGA